ATCAAAGATCTTGCAATCACATACGGCATAGCCGAGGATAAGAGGGCAAAGTTAGATCCACAACAGGGCTCGGAAAACCCAGATACGCCAAAGGATAGCGGCTTCATGGCAGGCTACATGAAGCGGTCGGGAGAGGTCTATGAAAAGGCAGAAAGCCCGCCGCCTCAATAAACCTGCCTTTGCCTGGAAACCTCCGAGCCCCAAGCAGGAACAGATTCTCTACTGGTGGACTCCAGCGAGTCCCTCCAAAGATCTGGCCTATTTCCAGGCCGAGGGCTCAGTACGCTGCGGCAAGACCGTAGTTGCCGATTTCAGCTTTGTGAACTGGGCATCTTATACCTTCGACCGGGAAGAATTCGCCCTGTGCTCGAAAACAATAGGCACGGCTATAAGAAACCAGGTGAGACCACTCCGAAAGGTCCTCTCCGTCGAACCGTCCTATGAGGTCGAATTCAAGCGAGGCAGAGAGGAAGGCCCTCACCTCATCATCTACCAGAAAGAGTTAGATCACGAAAACATCTTCTGGATATACGGCGGCAAAGATGAGGCCTCACAAGACCTGATCCAAGGCAAAACCCTGGCGGGAATCCTCTTCGATGAACCGCCATTAATGCCCCAGAGTTTCATCAACCAGGGCCTGGCCCGCCTGTCAGTCGAAGGGGCTAAAGCGTGGTTCCTTAACAATCCTGAGACCCCCACTCATCCTCTTTACGTCGAAACCCTGGATCCACTCCGAAAGGATGGAAAGCTCCTCTTCCTGCACCTGGTGATGGATGACAATCCAGACCTGTCAGAAGAGGCCAAGAATAGAATCAAGTCTCAGTGGCCCGTGGGATCGGTCCTGCACAAGAGATATGTGCTTGGACTGCGAGCCGCAGCAGAAGGCCGGGTATTCAGCTTCTTCGACGAGACTACCGGCGCGGGGTTCGTGGTTGAATCCGTCCCAGAGAACTTCACGATGTATCTCTGCGGGCTGGATTATGGTATCTCAAATCCCTTCGCCGCCCAGCTCTGGGGTCTTTCTGGCGGTATCTGGTACTGCCTCAAAGAGTTCTACTGGGATTCTGTAATAGAACGCAAGCAGAAGACCAATCCAGAGTACATAGAAGACCTGGCCAGACTCTGCTACTGGAACAGCGAGCGAAAAGCGCCAGCCAAGATCCTTGTTCCGCCTGAAGAGCCGGGCTTCCAGCGAGAGATAAAACAGTCCAAGCATCCTCATCTATTCCATGTCCGGGATGCAGATAATGCCATAATGCCAGGCATCGAGGACTTAACCTCCCTGCTGAGCCTCGGAAAATGGAAGATCTATTACAGGTGCGAGAAGACCATCTGGGGCATCAATGATCTTCTCTGGGACGAAAAAAAACAGAAGCAAGGCATCGACATGTTCTTGAAAGGCGGATCGGGTAGCCCTGACCATTCCGCAGACTGCTCCCGATACCTAGCTCGTGAGGCCGCCAGACAACTTAGACAGATGAGGTTATTGTGATCACAAACATAGATTCCGCCCTTGCGCTCGGCAAGCCCTGGCCTCCCACGTCTGAGACCCCGCGGCTAAAGACCTATGAAGAGAATGAGGCCCTGTTCCTGGGTCAGCATACGAAGGTCTTCCAAGTCCTCCTCAACCTCTTTTCGAGCCACACTGCGGAATATAATAAGCTAATCATAATTCTCAATTGGCATAAGCGTCTCTCTACTTTGTGGGCAGACTTCCTGTTCGGTGAGCAGCCGAGGGCGATCGTCTCAGATGATCCGGAATCTGCTGAGCAGAAATATGCCGACGACTTCGTGGCCCGGAATCGGTACTGGCTCTTGCAGCACACCAGGCAGATAGATGTCAGCCGATTTGGTCACGGCATAATCGAGGGATATTATGAGGACGGCTGCAAGCTCCAGGTAGTCCATCCCTCGAAGTACTTCCCGATCTGTGACAGCTTTGGGCGGATCCAGGCCCACATGATTGCCTGGACGGACGGCCCGGAGACCGTTGATCATGTCAGGCAGCGCCGCCTCTTCTGCCGCATCCATTGGCCGGGTAGGATCGAGACTCGAGAGTATGTCGTCTCCTCGACTGGGAACATCATAGCCGGACCTGATAATATCCAAGTCACTGAGACCGGCGTCAAGGAGCCCTTGGTGTCCGTCATCGAGAATCTCTCTACATCATCTGATGGCCTCATAGATGATTATCGAGACCTGGACAGCATAATTAAGCGGATGGAATCCAGGCTTACTAGGGTGGGCAGGATATTGGATGTCCACAGCGAACCGCTTCTAATATTGCCGGAGGATTCTGGAGCCTTCACGAAGACCGAAACCGGAGCCGTGGTCTACGATTCCAGACGGAAGGTGCTGGAGCGGGCTAAAGGCGCGGCAGATCCGGGATATGTGACCTGGGAGGGCCAACTTGAGGCGGCCTTCAAAGAGTTCGAGACGGACCTCAAGCAGCTCTATGCGATCTCGGAAACCTGTGAGGCTTGCTTTGAGCCTTCCAAGTTGGGTGCTCAAGTATCCGGCACTGCTCTGAAGCTCATGCTGTTCATCCCACTCAAGAAGGTCGATCGGCTCAAGCTCGTGGCTGATCCACAGGTGAAAGCCGAACTGATGACCTTCATGGCCTTCGAGAAATCCAAGGGATTCACAGGAGCGACTACCATCGAGTCTGTGTCTGTGCTCTGGCAAGATGGTCTTCCGGAAGACTTCAAA